CGATTTTGGTGTGATATAAACGATTTCTTGACGCGCGACTATAAGATCTTTGAAACTAAAGACTATCGAGTTTCTGGTGAAGCAAATATAATCTTAAATTTGCTGAAGCTCGCGCGCGTTGATTACTAGCTCGAATATAGCTTTAAAGATTTAAAAGGAAAAGGCAACTCTAACCTAAGATTTGACTTTGCAATTTTTCAAGGCGACGCGCTAAATTGTCTTATTGAATACGATAGTTTATTGCACTTTAAAAAAGAATCGAGTTTAGTGAAAGATGCAAAAGGTTATCACGAAAGAGACTTAAAGAAAAATAATTATTGCTTAGCGCGCGGCATAAAGCTCTATAGGATTTCTTATTGGGATTTGGAAGATTTAAAAACATACGAAGACTTGTTTTAGGATAGATTTCTTGTAAAAACATAGTGGCATAATTATAATATTATGGCTTCGCGCGGATTAGTGTAAACTTGATCTCACCACTTCTGTAAAAAGAAGTGGTGAATTTTTTACTTATCATAGGAAAAAGTTTTAGGGAGGTATGAAATGGAAACCATACGCAATATTGCTGCAATTCTAGGTCTTGTCGCTACCCTTATTGCTCTTTTTGCCTCTCTGACGAAAGGCGGGCGCAATTTAATCAAAAAGATAAAATTAGCACTTACAACCCAAGTCGTAGAAGAGAATAAACAATAGTCTTAGGATATCTCTGATATTAAAGACACTGTAAATTCTATTGCAGAAAGACTTATCGCAGTCGAGGCAGTTTCAAAGCAATCTTGTAGAGACACTATAAAAGAAATTTATTACAAATATTGTGAGCGAAAAAAGATTCCACTTTTTGAGAGAAAAACAGTTGATACAACTTGGAATATATATCATAATTATTTTAATGGAAATTCGTATGTTTCTTTGTTGTATGAAGAGATTACGAAATGGGAAATAATACCTAAAGAAGAAGGATATGTGGAGGAGATTTAAAAATGGATAAAAATGAAATTTATACATATGTAATGGAGACTCCAGGGAACACTAATCCGAATGTTTTGGAGAGTATGTTAGATGAACTTGAAACTTCTCTAAGTCCTTCTATTACAGTAAAATTTATGGCGACTGCAATAATTGAAACAACGCCAGTTGAATATGAATATGAGGTAGGCTTAAGCAATGCAATTAGTATAATGCCTGCGCCTTACACACCACCTCCTGGCCTCACCGTTGAAGGTTGGTACACAGACGAACAATTTACAGAAAAAGTAGAGTTTCCATATTATGCGCAGAGTTCTTAGACTTTCTATGGAAAAGTCGTAGAAAAAATTCCTGTTGTTTATTTAACAATGAGTGGAATTGGAACAGATTATCCTTAGGATGGTCTTTCAATTACTGTTAATGGCACTTCAATTTCAGCATCGGATGTGACAAATTATGAGTTGGGACTTGTAAAAGATTTGTTTACTAGTGATTCTTTTTATATTAATTTAAGTAATTCAAATCCTTCGGCAATTAATTGTTAGATAACCACTTCTAGTTCCTAGATAAGCGCCACACCAGATAGTGCTTATTTAATGGATGGATCAGAAGAAATTGGAATTTAGGGAGAATCAACATTTGCTGAAGATGTTCACATTACACTAACTTTTAGCGCAGAATAAAAATTTAAGAGCGAGGATTAACTCCTCGCTCTCTTTTTATCTCCATTTTTCCATAAACTCTTCAGCTTTCAGCCTCAAATCTTCAAGATCCCCATCATTCTCAATATACAAATCATATTCATAATCTTCAATATTCTCATCAGCGTGATTGGATGCTTCAACTTGATGCCCCGCGCGCCGTACTAGCACAGTTGTTGCATTTAATTCCTACTTCAGCTTCTCAATCTCTTCTGGCTCTCTACAATCAATAAACACATACTGCGCGCCATAGTAATTCAATTCATCTAATTCATCTAAAACTTTATTGAAAGGAACATCGTTCCATTCTGTCAACAAATCCTTTAAATCTGATAAAAATTTTCTATTTTTTGGCGTTTTCTCTCCATTCCATCCGCATAACTCCGCAACTTCTTTTACAAAAGTAATAGTAGATAAAATATGCGCCCCATACACGCCAGGTGCTTTACAGCAGAAGTCTTCAAATGTAGTTTTTCCACTACCTGGCGCACCATTCACAATAAAAATTTTTTTCATTTATTTGCTCCCTTTAAATCTTCATTAAACCATTCCATAAAATTCTTATTATAGAATATTAAACTATCATAATGGAATGTTGCGCCCTTTACGTTCGCGCCGACTGCTTTCCAGAAATTTGGATTCTATGTAAATTTTTCAAACTCTTTTAATCCTACGATTTCTTTATAATAAGGCTTTGCTTCTTCCAAATCTGCTTTGTAATAATAAGCTAACATAGTTTCATTATAGATATTAACGAATGTGAGTCCCGCAAGTTCTGGATTTATCTCACCTTTTAGCTCTTCAATTTTTTGAAGCCCTTTCGCCTAAGAATTTACATATTTACTCCAAGAATCTTTTACCCATTCTTCTGGTTTGCGCGCGCGAGTAAGTGAGTTTTTATTGTGTCTCCATAGATATGTAACCTCATTTAAGAAAAATTTCTTTTCAGCGCAATTTGCAACAACAAGATTAAAAAACGCATCTTCATTTACTCTAATTTCTGGAATATATCGAATATTATTATCTACAAGAAACTTTCTCTTATAAATCTTTCCGTGTCTCCAGGTACAAGGAGTCTAACTAGCAATCATAACTTCGCTACTACCATCTGCATTTTCTCTCATAAAATTAGAGGAGATTAAATCTGCGTCTCTTATTTTTGCTTCGTGATACAACACTTCAACCGCGCGCGGCATTAGCATATCATCTGCATCTGCAAACATAAGATATTCAAACTATTCGGAGGCATCAATCCCAGCCTAACAAGCCATTCCTGGTCCAACATTCTCTTGAAGCTACAATAATTTTAGGTTTAGACCTCGCGCGTGATATGTGTCGATAATATCACTATAATCTTCTCCATCACAATCCTATACTAAAGTAGTAAAAAAATTCTTTTTTGTCTATGCCACAAGAGAATCTAAAAGCGCAGGTAGTGTTTCTCTTGCCTTATAAGTTGGCACAATTAAATTCAACATTAAGTAACTTTCTCCTTGGCTTTCACTGCCATTTTATCTACATATTCATTCCAGTGAACACCACAATGTCCACTAACTTTGACGAATTTAAATTTTTCATTTAAAAAGAAAGGTATAAGTTTTTCCCAAAGATTTTTATTAGCGACGGGTTCCTTCTTAGAATTGCGCCAGCCATTCTGCATCCATTTTTCATACCATTTCTACGCATAACAATTTATAATATATGCAGAGTCAGAATAAACCGTAACGTTCTCAAATTTAATGCGCGCGATTTGTTCACAGGCTTGAATCATAGCTGTCAATTCACAAATATTATTTGTAGTTTGAGTTAGCTTTCCATTTTTCTCAAAAAGAATATCATCTTCTTCATCTAGAATTACATAAGCCCAACCACCGATCGCATCTTGCGCGCCATTATTGGAAGTAGCACCATCGCAATAAATTTTCATATTATTTCTCCTTATAATATTCTTCGTACATTTTTGTAAAAATACCTGGAAATTCAAATTTACCTTCAATTTTTTTCATTAAATCTAAAGAATCAATTTCAATAATTCCTTCTGAAGTTTTTCTTTTTCTTTTAAAACGCTTTGTTTTTGGAAAAGCTTTTTTCACCCACTTATACTCCCAAAAAGGTAGATCAATATATACTAAACTTTGAGATAATTGGGAATAAATTAAAATTACATTTAAAAAACCAATATTATCTGTATTATTTTCTAGAAATTTTAATTTTATTGAGCTTCCATTAGACACAGCGAAAATAGAAGAAATAGTACAACTTATAGCCTAATCTAAAATTCCATATTCTTTATCTGTCATTATAGATATTCCTCCTTTTTATCTATAAATATTATACCATATTTTATTGCGTGCGTCAAATTTTTATATATATCTTGAATTTTTTCTACTTATAAATAGAAGTATAGAATTTAAGGAGGCGAGTAAATGTATAAACTTGCTTTAAATGCGGGACATGGTTTCAAGACATCTGGAAAGAGATGCCTTAAAAGTATTGATCCAAATCAAACCCGTGAATGGTGGTTAAATGCACGTATTTGCACCAAAATTGAAGAAAAGTTGTCCCAATATAAAAATATTGAATGGATTCGATTAGATGATGTAACTGGCGCGAAAGATATTCCATTAGCCACTCGAACCAATACAGCCAATGCTTACGGCGCGGACTTTTATCTCTCAATTCACCACAATGCTGGTATTCATGGTGGCAACGGCGGTGGATATTGCGATTATGTTTATACCTATGCTGACAAAGAGTCAATTGAGTGGCAGAAAGAGATTGGCGCGGAATGTCTAGCATTAACTGGTCTTAAAGGCAATCGTTATAAGACCCACTGGCAGGCTAATTTCCACGAGCTAAGAGAATCTAATATGCCATCTGTTCTATGTGAATGTGGTTTCATGGATTCCGCAGTTGATACTCCAATTATCTTAACAGATAAATTTGCCGATCAAATTGCAACCGCTTGTGTGAATGTAATTGTCAGAAGATGGAACCTTGAAAAGAAAATAGTAGCTCCTCAACCTAATGTAAAAGCAATCACAAAGGGTGATCTTGTAGCTATTAATAGTGGTGCTCGTTACTATGGAATGACTAAACCCGTGCCTGCTTGGGCTCGCGCGCAAAAGTGGTATGTAACAAGTGTATCTGGTGATCGTGTCGTTCTTGGTGAGAATGAAAAGCATACAGACCATTTGAACTCAGCTATTGCAGTAGCTTATTTGGAAGTTGTAACTTCAGCTTCTGCACTACCCCAAAAGCTTACAATCCACGAAGTTGCACTATAGGTCATTGATGGCAAATGGGGATCTGGTTCTGCGCGCAAGAAATCGCTTGAAGCAGCCGGATACAACTACAAAGATGTCCAAGCCGAAGTTAATAGAATTTTAAAGGAGAAGAAGTAATGGAATTTTTAACTCAATATATTGCGCCCGTCACACTCGGTATTTGCCTATGTGTGGGCTATATTATAAAACACTTTTTCCATTCCTCAACAGTTAATCGTTTTATTCCTTTAATTGTTGGTATTTTAGGTATTACGATTACTTGCTTCGTTGAATGGCCAGTAAATGAACCACAATAGATTCCAGAAGTTGTTCTGCGCGGACTAGTTAGTGGTTTAAGTTCTACTGGTTTTTATGAAATGTTTAAGAACTTTATTGAAAAAGGAAAATTAGATGCCGAAGATGGCGGAGATATTTACGAAGAACCGTAAGATTTTAAATAAAGGTTATGGAGAGGAAGATTTATTTCTTCCTCTCTTTAATTTTGATATTTTTAAAATTTTATGTTATTCGCGCGTGCGCGGGCACGTATATAATAAAGGAAGGAAACTTCTTCCAGGAATTTTGACTTTTTGAAAAATCTATAGTATAATATATATAGAAAGTTGAAGGAGGAAGAAAATGAAACGACTAACTGCTGAAGATATAAAAAATATAAATGAAATATATAAGAGAGTTGGTTCGTATGCAGAAACCGCGCGACAAACGGGTTTTGCTCCCACGACTGTAAAAAAATATGTAGATCCAGATTATGTAGTTGAACCGTTTAAAGGGAAAAAGTTCGAAGGTGAATTACAAGAATTTGATTCCACTCCTTTTATGACACGGGATTGGAGTAAACTTTGTGAATTAAGCGAAGCTGAAAAAGAAGAACTTGAAAGTCTTTGGGAGGAATTAAGAGTATGAAAGAATACTTTTTCTTGGAAGAAAGTCCTTATTATGAAAAGAAATATACTCTTCGTTTAAAGATAGATGAACTTCCTTTTCCAAACGGAACTTCTGGTTCTTATGGCGTTTTAATGGCGCGCCTTTTAAATCTTTCATATATTGATGCTTTAAGATATGTAAGAGATAGACTTGGCGCGGACCTTATGGGCAAAGGTCATACATATATTGTTCCCTATTTTGAAAATACGCCAGTTGTCCAGCAATTCGTAAAACTTTTGAATCGAAGACTTCAATATGCTTTAGATCTTTTGAAAGATCCCTACATATATACACGAGATGAAAACAATAGAGTCGCGCGCAAAGAAATAGAAATCAAATGAAAATTAGTGTTGAAGAATTTAAGAAGTTTGGGATTGAAGATCCTATTATAAAAGAATTTGAAGGCGCGGCTCTTAGCGACGCTATTATTAGTGGTAAGTTTGATTATAATCTTTTGTATAAGATAGATGAGTTTTTTAAGTTAAATACACTTGAAAGAGATCTATATAATGCGGCGATTGGTATTGTAAATTCAAAAGCTACACGATATTCTTCTTTTGTAGAAAATAGTGAAAGAATATACCATTCTAGTCATATTACGAACTCTTCTTTTGTAAAAAAATCTACTGAGGTTATAGGGAGTAGAGATATTTTTGAAAGTCATAAGGTTATTGATAGTGAGAATATTTTAAAGGGACTTAATATAAACCATTCTGTCGGGATTGTAGGAAGTGAAGATATATTCGATTCTCGTGATATTATTCATAGTCAGCATATAGTGCGCGCAGACCGCGTAATTGGAAGTACGAATGTAGAAGATTCTATTGGGGTCTCTTATGGTACAAATGTCTCTCAATCTATTGGAATTATACTTGGCAGTGGATTGAAGAATTGTATTCTTTGTTATGGTTTAGATTCTAAAGAATATTATATTTTCAATAATCCAGTTGCGCCCGAAGATTTTGTTGAAATATTCCAGGAGCTAAAGTTTAGATTAAAGGATTTTATGAAGGCGCGCGAAAATGCGCTTGTAATATTGTCTCAAGATAAATGGAATAAAAATCAAATTTCTTTTCATTATAAGACAAATCTAAGCGCAATTTTCGATAAAATGTCAGAAGATTTATACGGTTTTATTGGGACTTTGCCCAATTACAATGAAGATCTATTTCTTCAAATGACCGATAAAAATTAAAATTTGAAAATCTTTAAATTTTATAGTATAATATATACAGAAAGCTTGAGAGGGGCGCGGCGCTCCCGAGAGTAAAAGTCCGTTCGATTCGGGCGAGTGCGGGGTTCGACTCCCCAATGGTTGGTTATGAAACTCTCTTTTCGATATAGAGGCATAGTATAATTGGTTAGTACCTGAGACTTTGACTCTCATAGCGTAGGTTCAAATCCTGCTGCCTCTGCCAATATGGGAGATTAGCTCAATAGCAGAGCGTTCGGCTGTAAAATGTTAGCAGCCCCATAAGGAAACTTGTGGGTGAAAAATTCCACTAAGTCGGTGAAACCTAAGGTAAAAACTATGGTAACGCCGAGCAAGAGGTATTGATGAATACAAAGAGTATAGGTAATATTGGAGAAGCAAAAAGTTTGTGCAAATTTGTAGAATTGGGTATTCCAGTTTATCTTCCTTTTGGAGATAATGAACGATCAGATTTAATTGCTGAGTTTAATGGTAAATTAAATCGTATATAGATTAAAACTTCTATTAAAGCAGAAGACGGAAAAATGATTTTTGATCTAACTTCGTCAACTACTCATCGTTCCAATGGAATAAAACATAAATATACTAAAGAAGAAATTGATTATTTTCTTTGTTATAATATAACACGCGACAAACTTTTTCTTATTCCAGCTACCGAACCTCGGACTGCAATCACAATTAGATATGATAAACCAAAAAATAATTAGACTCATGGAATTCATTATGAAGAAGAATATCTAATTGATAATATCTTATGTGTAGAGACTTTACATGGAACACCTAAAGGAAACCAAGGTGAAGACAAAGTCCAGACTACAATATGAAAATAATGTAGTAAAGTAACCGAAGGACAGAGGGGCAGTACCTCTATCTCCCGCCACACAAGAGTAATTCAGTTGGTTAGAATGTCTGTCTGATAAGCAGAATATCAGTGGTTCAAGTCCACTCTCTTGTACCAAAGTCGAATTTGCTCGTATATCCGCGACTTTAACCCTAAACGAGAGGATTGCGTGAGGCTAGCGCAGTCAGAGAGGAGACGTGACCTCTCTATAATAAAAACATCCATATGCCCCAATAGTTCAAAGGACAGAACAAAAGATTTCTAATCTTTTGATAGGGGTTCAATTCCTCTTTGGGGTACCAGTCGCGCGGGTTATGTCGACGATATCCGATAAATAGGTGTGTTCACGGAGAAGGTTGCAAACTTCAAAGTTAAAATAGCGTCCGCGATGCCATATGGGCCTGTAGTTTAATGGGAGAACTTATCCCTTGCAAGGATAAGATGCGAGTTCGATTCTCGCCAGGTCCAGTCACTCTATGTCTCATAAACCTCCACGTGGTGAGTGATGGGTAACGCTAATTATGAGATAGATAACACTAAATGCCGAAGTCGCATAGTCTGGTCGAGTGCAGTCGTTTGCTAAATGACCGAATGGGCTCAACCCGTTCCGAAGGTTCGAATCCTTCCTTCGGCGCCATATGCCTCTGTAGTTCAACGGATAGAATAAATCGCTACGAACGATTAGATGGGGTTTCGACTACCTCTAGAGGTGCCAAAGACACTCACAGCAATTATTTTTGCATTAGGAGCCAGATGTTAGAGGTTCGAATCCTCTTTTCCCCAACACTTGGGGAAATAGCTCAATGGTAGAGCGCTGAAAAAGTGTCTTGTATTTATGCCGCGGTAGTTTAAAGGTAGAACAGTTGTTTCATAGGCAACTTATAGTGATTCGATTTCACTCTGCGGTACCATATGCCGTCTGTCTGGGTGGTGAAGAAGCACTCCTGAAAAGTGTTGGCTCGCAAGGGCTTGCAGGTTCGAATCCTGTGGGCGGCGCCAAGGGGAGTAAGATAATGGCTAGTCTGCTAGTCTCCAAAACCAGAAATCGTTTGAGTTCAAATCTCCGCTCCCCTGCCATTTAAAATTTGAAATTTCTTAAAATTTAATGTATAATATATACAGAAAGTTAAGAGAGACATAACGCTATCTTCTAATTGGTAAGGAAATCGCCCTCTCAAGGCGAAAATAAGAGTTCGATTCTCTTTAGCGTTACCACTTAAAATGTAGGTATAGTATAAAGGTTATTATATCTGCTTGCCATGCAGAAGATGCGAGTTCAATTCTCGCTACTTACTCCAATTTATATACTTCAGTAGTTCAGTTGGTAGAATATGAAACTCTTAATTTCGAGGTCGTGGGTTCGAGTCCCACCTGAAGTACCAAAAAAATGCGCGCTTAGCTCAGCAGGTAGAGCACTATCCCTACAAGTTAGATGTCGGCAGTTCGATTCTGTCAGCGCGTACCATATGGGCAGATAACAAAGCTGGTCTATGTAACGGACTGAAAATCCGTGGATGGTGGTTCGACACCACCTCTGCCCACCAAAGGAGAATAAGATGAAACATAACACGATAAAGAAAAGAAAAATACACGAAGATTGTTGGGATTTAGACCATGCTTTCTTTAAGTGGTTAAAAGAGAGACTTCCAGTTTATCTTAAAGATGCAGATAAAATTATTGATTTAAAATTTTATCATTTTAATTTTAGAGAAAAAGATTATACACAAAAA